ATGTCAGGACAGAGCCCGGTCGCCCCCGCCTCTCGTGGCGTTCCGCAGGGGCGCAGCAATAACATTGTAAGCCTGAGCAAAGATCAGGAAGAATACGCCTTGATTCATTACAACAATCGCAAGCATCCTGACGGGCGCCCATACAGCCGGGACGACAAGCTCAAGGCTTACGCCATGTTGCTCAAGAATCCGAGCGCAGGGCCGGTAAACATTTCCATCGTCAACAAAGACAACCGCGTTTAAGGAGTTCCCATGCCTCGCAGGTCTAGTCGTCTGAATGATTCTCGCGGCATGAATACTCGCCGCGCAGAGGCTCGCGTCGCTCCGGCGGCTGCTTTTACTGGCCGACTTTACATCGACCCGGCGCGCATCCCGCCCGGTGTGACGTATGCGTGGAAGCGCGCGACTGCCCGCAACCAGCCCGACCCGGACAATATGCGTCTGAGTCTTCAGAAGGGATGGCGTCCGGTGCCGGTGGACCGGCATCCTGAGTGGTCGCCGCCGGATATGCGGGCGATCTTTGGCGATGCCTACAATGCGCCGACTGTCATCATGAACGGCGGATTAGTGTTGTGCGAGCGCAACACGTCCGATATCCGGCGCGAGCGCGAGGCCATGGCGGACGAGAACCTGCGTCGGATCAGTAGCGTCAGTTGGGCCAATAGCGCGGCTCAGGAAGACAATTTGATGCCGATGCAGGATTTCGGCAGCCATACGACCATTGAACAGGTTTCGGAGTCCATCAAGCCTGATTGATTTCTATTGACACCCCCATAAAGCAAGATAATCTAGTCTTGTTCGCAAAGTCGAAAGTTCGTCGCCGTAAGGCTTGACGCCCTGAGACTCCGGCTTTAGCGAGAAAATTAGACCTATTAGCCCGCCCCCGCTTTTTGCGGCCGGCGGGTTTTGCTTTTGGAGGCTCGCCATATGGCAAACGGAACCGCCGCCCCGACTGGCCTTCGGCCGTCTCGGCACATTGACGGGCTGCCCTGGAATGGCGGCTTCGGCTCTTATCTGATCGCTTCGGGTTATGCCACCAGCCTGTTTCAGGGTGATCCGGTCACTCTGCTGAACGACGGCACCATCGGCATCGGCGTTGCCGGCTCGCCGATTATCGGCGTCTTCTGGGGCGTCAAGTACGTCACCAGCGCTGGCGCGGTGTTCCCTGGCGGTCTTGGCGGTTTTGGCCCGCCGATGTGGACCGCTTCCACGACTCTTCAGACCGGCTCGACGGCGGTTGCCCAGATTGTTGATGACCCCACGGTCATCTTCCAGATTGAGACCAATACCTCGGCGGGCATGACGCAGACGGATTTGAATCTGAACTACAATTTTGTCAGCGGCACTGGCAATAGCCAGAACGGCCAGTCTGGCTACGCGCTGAATCTGTCGAGTGGCGCTACCACCGTCGATCTGAACCTCAAGGCGCTTCGCCTCGCTCAGTATCCGGCGAATAACGGATTCGGTGTTGGCTACAACGTCGTTGAGGTCGTGATTAACAATCACATCCTCAAGGGCGGTTCCGGTACGTCCGGAATCTAACGGCGAAGCACAGGAGAATTACCAATGGCAATTAATACCGCATCTATTGCCTCCATGCTTCGGCCGGGGCTTGCCGATATTTTCGGCGACTTCCCCACGTATCCGGCGCAGTGGAAGGAAATCTTTGACGTTCATACCTCGGACAAGGCTGTCGAGGTTGACGTTGAAATCAAGATGCTCGGCCTCGCGCAGCTTCGTGCTGAAGGCGCCGGCACCTTCTACGACACGATGGGTCAGCGGTTCATCACGAACTACATCCATCAGTACGTCTCGATTGGGTTCATCATCACCCGTCAGGCGATCAAGGACAATCTTTACAAGTCCCGCTTCCCGCTTCAGGCGAAGGCTCTCAAGGATTCCTTCGGCCAGACCGAAGAAGTTCTGGGCGCCGGCATCCTGAACAACGGCTTTGACACCAACTATCCGATTGGCGACGGCAAGCCGCTGTTTTCGCCTACGCACCCGATTGATGGCGGCACGGTTGCCAATACCTTCACGGTGCAGGCGGATCTGAACGAGACTTCGCTTGAAGACGCCAATGTCGCGATCCAGCAGTTCAAGAACCAGGCTGGCCTGATCGTGATGACCAAGACTCAGAAGCTGATCGTCCCGCCGCAGCTTCAGTGGACTGCGGATCGTATCCTTGAGTCTCAGTTCCGCGTCGGCACGGCCAACAACGACATCAATGCTCTGGTCAACATGTCGGCTGTCCCGCAGGGTTATCGGGTCAACCAGTTCCTCACTGACCCGAATGCGTGGTTCCTGCTTACGGACGCGCCGAGCGGCTTCAAGAAGTACGAACGCGAGCCGCTTGAGATCGACATGTATACCGACTTCGACAACGACAACCTGAAGGTCAAGGGTATCACCCGTTACTCCTTCGGTGTCTCGAACTTCCGCGCCGGCTTCGGTAGCTCGGGGGCTTCGTAATCGGTCGGTCTTGGAACGGATGAGGTAGATCATGGCTTCTGGAAACGCTCCTCCGACCCATGTTGGCTCTGGCATTCGGGTTGGTAACGTCTTTAATCGGGCCTACCCGATTGCCGGCGCTTTCGCGTCTCAGTCTTATACCTTCTCCGCCACGCCTACCGTTTCGACGGCAAGCGCGGCGGCGAACTTTGCTACGGTCTCCAATGCGAATTGGACGATTGCGGCTGGCCCCGGATTCTCGACTGTCACCATCCAGGGCGTGACGTATGTTGACCTGGGTGTGGCTCGTGTTGTTACCGCGACAGGCTCCACGGCGTCTGTTGCGGCTGTGGCGATTACCATCTCGGGGCGCGAGGAAATCGTCGCTCTTGACGGCACCCGCACTTCGGGCGCCATCATGGTGCAGACCTTCACTGGTCCGTCTGGTGTCCAGACCGTGACCAGCCCGAAGACCATGCGCTATGTATCGGTGGCGAGCACAACGGGTAATACGGTTGGTCCCGTGGCTATTGGCGTCGGCGACACCATTGGGTTCCCGTATCGGGCACTTTATCCCGGTCAGGTTCTCATGAACTACGACGGCACTGTTATTACCAGTTCGGCTGGATTTACGGCTGCCGTTACTACGACGGCGACCGCGACTTCTGGCGATGTTCGTGGTAAGTATGCCCTTCAGAGCGCCGCCAATGGTGCGAAGGTCTTTGTTGCCACGATTAACCTTGATGACCCGAACACCACGACCGGCCTCTATGGAGTCCCGCAATACTCTGGCTAAGGAGGCCCGGTGTTCTTCCTGCCCACACGCAATCGGCCTGAGCGTCTTCAACAGGCTCTAGACAAGATTACTGAGGCCGGCACCCAAAGCGCCGGCCTCATCGTCATTGACGGAGAAGATCCGTCAAAGTACGACAATATCCGCCTGCCCGATAACTGGTCATTTAAGTTCTTGCCAAATGACCTGGGCGGTGTTGCCCGCGTCTGGAACTGGTGCGTGGACAACTATCCCGATCTGCCGTGGTACGGCATGATTACGGACGATTTGCATGTCCGCACTAAGGAATGGGATGTCAAACTGATTGAAGCTGCCGGCAGCAAGAATATTGCGTCGGCGAATGATCTTTGGCAAGCAAATGAAAATGTCGCTTTGGGCCGTATGCAGGGCGCCGTGGTCTTTGGGGGCGATCTGATTCGGACTGTCGGGTATTGGGCGCCCCGAGGGATGATCCACAATTTCGTGGACGATCTCTGGGAAAACATTGGGCGCGGCTTCAATTGCTGGCGCGTCCTGATCGACGTGATTACCGAGCATATGCACCCGGCTGTTGGCAAGAGCGGCCTGGATGAAACTTACGCTCGAAATATGCAGGTTGTTGATGGGCGATTGAACTTCGCCACGGCAACAATGCAGGCGGATACGAAAACATGGGCGCGCTGGACTGACTGCGAGCGCCCGCTGGTGTTCGACCGATTGACTAAATTTTTCTCTAAAATGCCCGAGTGGCAGGTAAATATCAACGGCGCTAAAGTTGCCATCCTGACTCCAGCGCATGACAACAATGTAACAACTCAGTTTCTTCAGTCATGGACTTCAACCATTAAGTCCTTACTGATGTGTCATGCAGAGTTCCCCACGCTCATTACATTGCCTGGGGAAAGTCTGCTTATGCGTGCTCGCAATAACTTGATTTATGCTTTCTTGCACACAACGGATTGCGAATACGCTCTGTTCATTGACGCGGACATGGGATGGGATGGAGATTCCGTTGCCAAACTTATTGCGCTTGCGAAGAGCGGCAAGTTGGTTGTGGGAGCGGCTGGACCGCGCAAGATGGAGCCTCCTAGCTATTGTGCGCGGTTGGTGGGGCCGGTTCTTCAACCGGACCCGATGACGGGATGTCTTCGGGCAACCGAGCTTGGCACGGGGTTTCTGATGATTCATCGCTCAGTAATCGAGCGAATGATTCAAGCATACCCGCATCTCTGTTATGATGATGACGGTCGGCGTGTTTATGCTTTGTTTGACACGTCTATCGTTGGCGGCAAACTGTTTAGTGAAGACTATACCTTCATGCACAGGGCCAGCGAGTGTGGCTTTGAGGTTTGGGTGGACCCGTCCATTCATCTTCTTCACGTCGGTAACAAGGTCTATCAGGGCCGCTTGCTTGATGCGATCACCAAGCAAGCACCAGAAGACCAGAAGGTAGCGTAGGAGTCATGCCATGGCACGCCCGGCCGTATTCACTTTTCAGCCGCATGTAAACAATCAGGTCGCGCTTGTTCAAACAACGACTTCGGTTGTTTTCAACGGCGTTCTGGCAAACCAGTCGAACCAGGATTTTTCTTATGTAACCCTGTCTGGTTTCCAGCGGCCGGTTGTGCTTACCAGCACGCAAAATTTGTCGGCTATTTCAATCACTGTTGCGGGCTACACTTATAGCTCGCTGGCGGTGTCGGAAACGCTGTCTGGTCCGAACAATAATTCGGTCACGACGACCCAGGCGTTCATGACGGTAAACTCAATCACGTCGCCGTCTACCATGACCAGCATCCGTGTCGGGTTCGACACTACCGGCACGTCGCGGCCGTTTATCCCGAACGCTTACAACACGCCGGCCGACATTGGTATGCAGGTCAATGTTTCCGGCACAATCAACTACACCGTCCAGTCCACCTACGACGATGTTCAAAAACCCGGCACTCAGACTTGGTTTTCCAGTGCCACTATGTCGGGCACTGCAAGTTCCCAGGGCAGCTATACGGTCCCGCCAAAAGCTATTCGCATTGTGGTCAATTCAGCCGGCAATACGGGCGGTTTGACTTTTATCGTCAATCCCACGGGAGTCTAGGTGGTGCCATGCGCTCCAAGAAAAACTGGATTTCCGGTGCGATAGGGAAGCCCGGCGCGCTGCGTAAGCAGCTTGGCGTGCCGGAAGGCAAGAAGATCCCGGCCGGAAAGCTCTTGGCAGCGGCAGAGAAGGGCGGCGTGCTAGGCAAGCGCGCCCGTCTTGCGCAGACTCTTTTCAAGCTCAGGTCCAAGTAAGTGGCGACTAGCGGCACCTATGATTTCCAGTTCACCATGCCGGCTCTTATTGAGCAGGCACAGGAGAGGGCTGGCCTTGACATTGAGAGTGTGACCGCTCGCGATCAGCGTTTCATCATTCGCGAATTGAATACCTTGTTCAGCGATTGGGCGAACAATGGTCCGCGCCTATGGGCTATTGATCTTCAAGTGGTGCCGATTGTTTCGGGCCAGACCACGTTTACGTCGCCATCCTCAACGGTCGATTTGCTGGAAGTGGTTCTGCGTCGCGATAACTACGACTACATCCTGACGCGCTTTTCCCGGCAGAACTACATGGAACTGCCGAACAAGACGCAATCCGGGCGACCAACGAATTTCTGGGTGGACAAGCTGACGCCTCAGTATATCACCCACATGTGGCCGGTGACGGATCAGAGCAACGACGAGATCCGCTACTACCGCATGGTTCAGCTTCAAGATGCGAATGGGCGCGGCACGGAAAATCCGAACGTACCATATCTGTGGTCCGAGGCCATTTGCAGCGCTCTTGCCTTCCGCATTGCGAGCCGCGAGGCAATGAAAGCCAATGCCACAATGACGTTAGATAAAGTCGGCTTTCTCAAACAACAGGCCGACCAGACGTACTTCAATGCAGTGAAGCAAAATTCCGAAAAGGTGCCGATGCGTCTTGAGCCCCAGGCAGGGAGCTATTGGAGAATCTGATGCCTGGGCTTCATGTAACCATCGACCCGAATAATCCGATCAGCGTCGCCATGTGCGACCGCTGCAAGTTCCAATGGAACCGGACGGCGCTTCAATGGCAGTACGATTGGCGCGGCAACTCGCTGGTGAATCTTCGCCAGCTTGTCTGCCCGTATTGCCTTGACGAGCCGCAGGAGCAGCTTCGCAATCCGCAGCTTACGGCGGACCCGATTCCTGTTCGCGATCCGCGTCCTGATACGAAGAACGACACATACAACATTCAGTCGGAGACGCCGGAGAACCTGCTTACCGACACAGACTTTGCGATAGATACGGAGAACTAGCGTGACTGGTATCCGTATATCCAATCTGCCGACGTGGACCACGACCTCTCTTGGCGG